TATTTCAGAATAATACTCATCAGATTGTGGGTCATAACCTTCTTGTTCTGTCAACTTTTTATGTAGATCAAAAGCAGTATAAGTCATAGCCGTATCTTGACCAAACCAAGCATTTCTAGATGCCCATGTTTCAGCCTTTGGATCCGGTGTAGGTTCTGCTGTTTGTCTTCTATTCAAGTTAATTTCAGGTTTAACTTCTTTTTCCTTCTTAGCATTAAACTCTTCTTGAGCTGCTTTAGTTTCAACAAGTTTAGCATGTTTATAACCATATTCAGAAATTAAAGCTTGAGCTTCTACTTCAGCATTAATATCACCTGCTTCTCTAGCTTTGGCTAATTGTGCTTTAGCTGCTTCTATACCAGATTTAATAGAGTCTTCTGTAGACTTTAAGAATCCTGGTTCAAGTTTCGAGACTTTAGCTTCAGCAACTTCTTTTAATTTAATTTGCGCTTTAGCAAATTCTGCAGCTTCTTCAGCTTGTCTTTCCGCTTCTCTCCATTTATGAGTTAATTTAGCTATTCTTCTTTGTACAGATTCACTGTACTGTTCTAATTCTTTTTCTTTCTCTTCCTTAGCAGGTTCTTCTTTCTTTTCTTCTGTTGCTTCAACTTTTGTTTCAGTTGTTTCTTCTGTTGATGTTTCTACTTCTGGTGTTTCAGTTTCTTTAGATTCATTTTCTAATTCTATATCAACTGATGGACCAGATGTATCAATATCGACTGTTTTGTTTTCTTCTACGTCAGGCATAGTTTCTCCTATGATTAATATTGATGAAGTATATCTTCGGGATTATCGATGGTTGCTAAAACTTCATCGTCATTTAGCAATCTTACTTCCCCACCATCTATCTGGATTCTTGATCCAGCATATCTTGCAAAAATTATCCAATCACCTTTTTTACACCAGGCTCCTTCAGGAAATTTTTCTTTGTCATAACAATGTGGCCCCATCTCAAGTACAAGTCCACATGTTGAACCAACCTGTTGTCTCTCTAAAGTTTCTTGTCCAAGTAACAATCCACCTTTAGTTTTTTCAGGCATCTTAAATGGCAGAACTAATATTCTCCATCCAGTTGGTCTAGGTAATTTATTTGATTCTTTTTTCTTCAGACGTTCATAACCGTCTGCTTCTTTTTTTGCGTCTGCTTCGTATTTATCTAATAATGCAGACTTAGTCTTTGGGTCCGAATTGGACGACGTTTTCTGGGTGTTCTCTTTCAGTATCATTTTTTTGCTCCTTTGGGTTTAGCAGGTTAGAGATTTCCTGTGATATTCTTAAATAGGCATGTGCCTGTCCCATCATATACTTGTATTTTTCCATATTGTCAATACCACCACCGATCATATTATCGCCGATTGATTGATAGGATTCTTTAAGATGTTTTTGTACTTTGTTTAATATAGTAAGTTCTTCATTTAACATTTGCTATTTTACCTTTGTTATTGCCTTTCTTGATTACGTATTTCTGTGTGCCGTTCGCACCTGTCTCTACTTCTTTACGAAGATCTTTAAATAAGCTTTTTTGCTTACTTTGTTTTTCTTTTTCTTGAAGAAAAGATTCTAATTTTTTTGAGTCTCTCATATATACTAGGTATAATAACATCAAATAAAAAGTCAAGAGAACCTAAAATCTTGTACATAAATTTATCTATCATTTACTACCACCAATGTAACCACCAATAACTCCAATTAAACCTGTAACTGACATTTTCATAAGTACGATTATGCTGTCATCTATAGGTCTATCTTCTTTAACAGCTACCCAATAGTCTCCAATAATAATGATACCTAATAAAATTAGAACACCTGTTGTAATTAATAATATAACTATGTCTTTAAAATTTTTAATCATTAGCAATTCCACTTTCTAAGTGATTTATTAATTCTTGAATCCGGATCCCTGGCTGTTTTAGCTGAAGTCAATCTCTTTTTCATCCCCTTCATCCTCGCGCAAAAACTCTTTCGCCTCTTCGCAGCTTTACTTCCTTTTTTTAATTTTGATGGTTTAGTAGTTACTGCTGTTTTTAATTTTGATCCAGGATTAGCTGCTCTGTAAGATGCAACGCCTTTTTGGTTCAGGCCACCAGATTCTGACTTACCTTCTTTTCTTTGCCATGCTGGTGATTTACTTCCTGATGCAAATTGTCTTCTAAACATATGTTTTAACGTTAGTTGGTTTAGGTCCTTTATTACCTGCTGCTCTTTTTCGTTTGACAGCAGATGCCTTTTGCCCTTTTGTCATCCGTGTGGCTTTTGCAAGTGGTACGCATTTTGGATACTTCCTCTTGCTCCCTTTGCTTCTTCCGCATGGTTGATATTTCCCGTCCTTCTTCGGTGCTCCAATGTCTACCCATTTCTCGGATACCCATTTTCTTAAACCACCTTCTGAATAATAACTACGCACACGCTGCTCTTTTTCTTCTAGCTAAACCAGCAACCATGTGACCACCTCCTGCAGCTTTTTTTCTACCGCCAGGTTTTATTTTACCAGAGCAAACTCCTGATGCATACATGTTCGCGTACGCCGAAGGGTACACTTTGAATTTTCTTTTAGCCGCAGCTTTTCCTTTTGCACAAAGTTTTGCCATTATGAATTTTTTCCGTAAGCGTTTTTCTTTACTCCACGTTTAGCACATCCGCCGCCACGTAGATTTACTCTTCCACCTTTAGAATATTCTTTTGTATATTCAGGTTTATCTAACATTTTACCATCTTCATCAACCACTATGAGTCTAATTTCAGGTTCTTTTTTTCCTAATCCAGATGCAGGGCCAAATTTTCTTTTTGTTTTCTTTTTGGTTATATATTCAGATTTCTTTTCTTCTGGTGCTAAATTTGCCATTATTTTTTACCCTTCATAGCCATTGCTATCATAGATGGTTTTTGTTTTTTAGTAGGTTTCTTTTTTGATCTTAGCATTTTAAAATCTTCAGCACTGATCTTACCATCTTTGTTTACATCAAGTTTAGATTGTCCACCTGACATGTAACCTTTTCTCATCATGCCACCACCCATAGCTTTAGTTCTAGTTTGTGTGTTGTATCTTCTATTAGACATTATTTTTTTCCTCCGTTTCTAAATATTTGTGTTCCCTTTATACCATAGATGCTCGCCACGACAAGTATCCATAAATTTGTAAACCACGACGGCAGCTGTGAGAACATCTCGAAGAACAATTTTACTTTGTCCATCGCTGTTGGGTCATCCGATATGACTGCCCACGCTAAAATTAACACGGGGGTCGACAATATTATGAGGACCGCCTCGTCCTTCCAGTCCGATTGTCGCGCTTCTAACAATTTGCCTTGGTAAGCTTCCTCACCCTGGGCCATCTTTCTTGCATGCATCATTTGTGCATCCGCCATGAGCATTTTTGTCTCTTGACGCTTCTTAAAAATGTGAGTGCCTGCTTGTGCGGCTAATTTAATTGCCGATAACCACATATTAGTAAGCTTTTGATTTTCTTTTCTTCTCTGCTAGTACTGCACCTTGACCTTGAACCTCTTCTTCAGGTCCACCAGTACCAATATAGTTATAAGCTTTGTCAGCAGATGTTTTTGATCTTGGATCAATCTCAATTTGCTGTTCACCAACCTTAACTTCTTTAATTTTGTCTAATTTTTCCATAATTGTCTCCTTATTTTTTTATTTTAACTGTTTTTTTACTGATTGTCACTAACCTTTACGCATGATTTCAATATTTGGAACCATATTTTCACTATTCTTCATCATTGAGTCTGCACTAGGTATAGTTTTGCTTAAAATTGTCTTTTCAATTGACGTATCAGCTCTTAATTTTGCTAATTCTTCGTTTTGATCTAGTTTTTCATCTTGATTTTGTTGGTTCATCATTGTTTTCATCTTGTCAAGGTCCATTCTCTCCCTTGCTTCACGTTCTTTTCGATCATTTTCCATTGCTCTAAGGTCTAATTCTCTTGATCTTAGTTTTGCAATCGGATCATTATCGAATTGTGAAGTAATTTTCTTCTCTTCATTCATAAATTCTTCCATCATCTCAGCAATTAACTGTGCTTTTCTAGCTTCAATCTTTTGTTGAATCTGCATTGCTTGCATTTGCATCTGTTGAGCCATCTGTGGATTCTGTTGCATCATTTGTTGTATCTGTTGTAATTGTTGTAGCTCTTCTCTGTACTCTAATTCAACTTGTTCTTGTGACATTAAAGAAATATGTTCAAAAATATTTTTTTCTAAACTTGCCATTACCATTGGATTGTTTCTTGCAATGTTAGTTGCCATGAAATTTAAGTGTGCAGTAATATGTGATCTATGATCTTGACCTGGAAACGCTTGAAACTGTCTTCCACCTAAAGCATCAATGTGTTCTAACGCCGGATCTTTTGGTGTTGGCTGCATTGGTTTAACTAAAATACCATCAATATTTTTTACCCCTAAAGCTTCATACATATTTCTATACGCTTGATACAGATTATGCATTTGCGGATTTGATTGTGCCAGTTGGAGTTCCGTTTGCGCGAGGGATATACGCTGTGTCTGTGAAAAAATGTTGGGGTCAGCAACTGGCAATATATCTACTCTATCATCAAAATCTGATTGCATAATCATTCTTTGACCCCCAACTACATCATACGGATATTGTTGTGGTAGATATAACTTGAATACTCTAGCCATAAGTCTGAATTCATTCTTTAAAGCCGAGTAAATTCTTTTGTGAATAGCTGACATTGTTCTTGATCCACGTTCTAATAATGCAACTGTAGTTCCAACCGCTGCTTGTTGATTACCATCACCAACTTGCATATCAGCAATTGATGCAAATCTTTGTCCTGCTTGAACAACAACTCCCATAAGCGCAAGTAATGTTTGACTTGGTTCTTTAAATGGTAGCATCATAAATGAATCTCTTAAATTACCACCAGGTGCATCTACATCTCTAAACTCACCGGGTTGAATTGACTGTGCGTCATCTCTAATTCTAATACCACGCATTTTAAATCCAGCAGGTAAATTAGATAAAGTTCCTGCATCGAGTAATTGTCTTAACGCTGCTGTTGCAGTTCTACTTAATCCACCAATCATATGGATTAAACCAAAACCATAAAAACCTAAACCTGGTAAAAATTTAAAGTGTACAAAATAATTTACTTTGTTTTTATTTGGGTCACCTACTTCATAGTTTCTTTTAATTGAAAGAATTTGACCAGAGCTTTCTTCAACAGTTACTATGTAAGGTATTTTAATTCCGGACGGCTCACCAGTCTCTTGATCTGTATCTTCAAAACCTTCTATATCTAGATCAACGTGACACTCTAATAATGTAAAGACATCATCATTAGCAGTTCTTGACATGCCTTCTAATTCTCTCTCTTTTTTCTCTACATCAGATTCTTTGTCGCCAGGTTTTCCAATATCAATGTCTCTATAAAAACCTGCAACTTGTTGTTTTCGTAATTCGTTTTCTGAAATTTTTACACGATGAATAATTGCTTCCGCATCATCTAATGAGGTAGCTGTGTACGGAACAATTAAATCATCTGCTGGAACAAACTTTGATACCGCTCTTTGTTCCATTTCATCGTAGTATACTTTTTTAAATGTACTACCTGAAAGAGGTAAATGAAATAACATAGAATCAAACTCAGGTTCGTATTCTTTCATCTGATCCATGATTTGATAATTCATAAAATCTTTTACACGTGATGCCTGTTGAACTTTTTCTGGAGTTTGCAATCCAATGATTTGTGTTCTAACCGGTCCATCTGCTGGAAGTAATTCTTTATATGCTAATGCTTGAAACTGTGTAACAGCTTCTGCTAATACTGGGTGAGTTGCACCTGATGCACCACTAAATGGTTCTGTTCTATTATCGTATTTAAAACCTAAAAGGTCTAGTCCTTGTGTATAAGTTTTTTCCCAATCTTTTCTACTTGAAACATATTCTTGATATTTATTTGTTAAGTTAGATGCAAGTCTTCCAAGAACATCATCTGGTAAAAAATCTGCAAGATTTGCATAATGCTCATCACCACCTTCAGGCGATGCTGCAGCAGGATCTAAATTAATATCAACTGAACCATCTTCATTCTCTGTGACTTCTACATCATCAGGGGATTGTTGTTCTTCAGTTACTTCTTCAACTACCTGTTCTTGAATCTCTTCTTCACCAGGTATTTCAAATTCTTTTCTGACTTCGTTTGGAAGTGCTTTGTCTATATCCGCCATTTATTTTTTCTCCAGATTGTTTGACTGTTTTAACAGTATTATAGTTAATATTCAAGCCCTGAGGCGTGGGTCCGGACTCAGGGGGTAATAGGTGTTTCTTCGGGTATTTATTTGTCATTAGTCTTTTTAACTCTGTTTGCAGGAGATTTATAAACATATGTTTCAAAAACCTCATCGGCTATTTCTGTTATACCATCAATAGGATCTATAACTTCTTCTACAAAATCCATGTCAACATCACCACCAGGACCATAGTGTGCCGTTTCTTGTGCTTCATAAATAAATTCTCCCGGTACTTGTTGCGAGGTTCCGGTCTCAGGGTCTACTTCATAACTTGGTTTTCTGTATTCAACAGCAGCAAGTGCACCCTTGTCTGTTTCAAATCTAAGTTCTATATTTTCACCATCTTCTAAAACTTTTACACCTTTGTATTCATAAACTTCTCCAACTTTTGTTTCTAAATCACTATCTAATCTTTTTAAAATACCTTTGTTCTTTACAACATTAATTAAATCAAGATATACTTTTTCAATTTCTGATTCTGCAGCTTTGGTTGCAACTACCCCTTTTTTTCCACCTTTGAATAAATCCATAAGGTTAATTAAACCAGTCATCAGGCCTCCGGCAATACCACCACCGATACCAACGTTCTTTAAAAATTTTCTTTTACTTGGATCCTCTGGTCCTTCTGCAAAAGTTAATCTACCACCATTAGCTAAATTTATTCTACCACCTTCTTTCATAAATAATCCTGGTTGCATACCTTCCAAGTATGGTTGAGTTTCTATACCTTGTGCTTCAAAAAATTCTTTTGCTGCTCTTGGTCCATACTTCATTGCATACTCTTTTACACCTCTACCAATTTGTGCTTTTTCAAATTCTGGAACTTGTGCAGCTACATCTGTTGGCATATCTGAAACTCTGTCTAAATAATCCATACCAGTGTAATCTGTAGCTTGTGCTCGTAAAGCAGGTATATCAAATGTAGGTAAAAGTGGATACTGTGATTTGCCTCCAGCGGTTTCTAAAAATCCTTCTATTGTTTTTGTATCAGAAGGACCTTTGATGTTTTTAAAAAATCCAGTTGATTGTATTTCATCTGATAAACCACGTACGTTTTGTATTGCTTTATTTCTTTGTGTAATATCAGCTGTCAGTGGATAATATTGTTCAAAGTTTTTTGTAGCTTCTTGATCTAGTTTAGCTAAATTTATAAATGAAGTTGTGAAAGTTTTTTTTAAAGCTTCTTCTTGAGGTTGTCTTCCAATTCCTTTTTTAAATTCACCTGACTCTTCTGGAATAATTCCAAGTTGTCTATTTTGTGAAAGAAGTTTATCTAGTCCGCCAATCGCTATCATTTTTTGTTGCACTGCATTTTCAGCACCATAGAGAGCATACTCAGGACTATCAGTTCCAAACTTTTCACCTACTTGTTCCATTCCTTCTTTTCCTGCACCAAACAAACCTGCAGTC